GCGAATGCACGTAAACGGCTATAGCCTTGGGAATCATAGACTTTTTTCCGCTGGTCGTTTTAACCACCGGCTCGCGCACGACTTCCACGTAATTCCAGCCGTTTGCGTCAATGCCGGTAATATCGCCGATGGTCAGATTGGCGATGTTTGGGGAGCATTCGAACTTGAAATCGATGTCCCCGTAATCATCGCCGGTTTTTAAACCACCCGACGAACCCTTAAAAAGAACCTCACATGCCTCAAACCCATAAAACGAGGCAATATTGACCGGTGCAATCGAGCACAGATAGATCTGGTTGCGGCGGTCCATCGTGAAATAACTGGCTGGAAAGCGGCATTTCAACGTAAAAGAATACGAAGGTATCGGCACGTCGACGCCTTCTACCTCGATCTGGTCGCCGTTCTTTTTAACTCCGATTGCCCCTTCATAATCCACGGCCGTGCTAGGGTACTTGTCAGTGAACAGGCTCTGATACATTTTTTCGGTCTTGTTGCCGATCTCAAAACTGTAATCAATGGAACCTTCGGCCGGCTGCGTGTCGTTTTTCCCATAAGTCACCGTGCCGGTGTAAAAATTATAACCCTCATGTTGTACGTGGACCGTTTGCCGGTAATGGCCCTCGTAGGCTAAATAGGATTGGAACGTAAGCTGCATGCGGGCTTCGATATTATCGTTCGTACCCTCGATGTTGAAGGGTATTTCCCACGTCGGCTTGTCGCCGCCCGAATACAAAGCGCCCGGTTTTTCGGTAACTTTAATATCCGCCATATTAACCCGTTGCTAGAATTTTCATGCCGTTGAGGCGCATCCAATGAATGTCAGCCTGCAACCGTCGTGTATTTTCGGCAGTTTGTTCAACAAAGTTTCCGCTGGACCCCATGCTGGACAGGGCAAATTTGTTGAATGTGCCTATCGTATCGGATTTAGACAGTCCGGTGGTGTCCTTTTTAATAAATAAATCTTTTGTTTCTTTTTTCCCTGGTCTCGCACCAGGCAGTGCATTTGCCAATCCAACGGACTTATCGAATTCCTTTTTGGCGGCGACTGCTTTTTCCCCCAAGTCGTCGATTTCCTTTTGTCTGGCCTTATCGTTTTCGAGCAGATCCTGCCCTAGCGCAGTTTCGCGGTCCTTCCGCTCCTGTTCGATGGTTTGCTTTTTTTTCTCAGTTTCGGCATCCATGGCCTCGAACTCTACCTTTTGGTCTTTGCGCTTATTCTCAAAATCTACACTTACTGCCTTTTTTGCCTCTTCGACTTTTTTCGCATAGTCGGGAACCTCGTTGCCAAATTTATCGAGACGTTCTACTCCCGCAGCGGCAAATTGCTCTGCAATTTTTTGTTCAAACGTGCTTGTTGTAAATTTTTTCCACGTTTTTGACATCCAATTCAGGAGTGTTGCCCAAATTTTTTGGATGCTGGCGCTGATATTTACAAAGGCCAAGGCAATGCCGTGGACCCCCTCATCATACAATCCCTTGAAGCGAATCCACTTCTCCCAAAGGAAATTGGTACCCAAAACCCAGATCATTTTTATTGCCGACCAGGCCACGTCCATGGCGGCGCCCAAGTCTCCCGAGGCGATCGCGTTGCCAATCGCTCCCCAGGCCGTAAGCGCGGTATCCTTGAGCCAACCAAACATGTCGCCAAACCAACCGGCCGAATCGGTGGCATAGATCAAACCGGCCACAAGCCCAGCGATTCCGGCGGTAATCAGGGTTATAGGCGATAGGATCACACCCATGATCGAAGCCAAGATACCGAAGGCCATGCCCACGCCGTAGACGATGGCCCCTAGTCCTACAATCACGGCGCCGACTGCCACCACGCCGGCGGCGATCTTGGCGAAGGTAATAACCAGGTCCTGATGCTGTCTGATCCACTTGGCGACTCGGGCAATCCACTCCGCGGCAACAGTTGTCAATTCTTTCACCGAATCGGCCAAGTCTACGCCGATGGCGACGGCCACGCCGCGGATCGTGCCCCATAGCGTGTCGAGGGATACTTCCAGTTCGTGGGCCGATTGGGCATCGGCGTCGGACATGGTCTGTCCTAGGCGGATGGCCTCGGCCCGCAGGGATGACATATTGCCCAACATGGGGATAAGCTTGGTCCCGCTCTTGCCAAAAATCTCCATGGCCGTGCCCGCCTTGAGCGTGGGGTCCGAAATGCCGGCGATCTTCGAGGCGATAAGTTCGAATTGCTTTTCGGGACCCAGTCCGGCCAATTGCTCGAGGGATAATCCTAAATGGGACAGAGTCTTTTGAGCGCCCTTGGATTCTTCATCCGCGCCGGTAATGGCCTTTGACATTTTTCGCAGACCGCCTTCTAGCGTATCCATGTCTGTCCCCGAGACCCGAGCCGCGTAACCTAGCTCTGAAAGGCTCTGGACGCTTACGCCCGTGCGTTCGCTCATATGCTTGAGTTCCGAGCCCCAATCGGTAAAGGTCTTGAGTGCGCCTATCAGAGGGGCTGTAAGGGCCATGCCGCCGGCCATGATCTTACCGCCGAAGGACATGATGCCTTTGCCGAATGCCTTGACTTTTTTTTCAGCCTGGTTCAAACAGCGAACCAGCTTGCTATCGTCGCCGAAAAGCTCGACAAAGGCCCGGCCGGCTCGAATACCAGAAGCGGGTGGCATTTTTTGTAATCCTTTTTGGCCATTCAACCTATATCGCCAGTTTTGACGATGTTACCAGGTCATACCTTTCGGCAAAAAGTCCCTATTAAAAGCTCTGCAGTATTGGCGACCATGGGCGGTTCGGCACTTTGCTTTTGCTGGTAGGGGTGGAAATCGATTGCGCTTTTAAGTTTGCTTCTCTCCGTGCAAAACGCATTGTGGATTTTCGCGGCCAGAAGCGACGTATGGTCCCATAATTCCCTGCGTTTGCCGGTGTACATCCAAAACAGTTGTCGGAGCGTTAGGTTTTCGGGGTTGATCCCGACAACGCCGGCGAGCTCGTAGACTTCGGACCATAACCAACGGCTGCTAGTTTTTCTTCGAGCACTTTTCTCCGCTGCTGCATCTTCCTTTCCACCGCTTCCCCGATCTGGTCCACTACCAGTTCGTCCCTTTTGGCCTCGGCCTCGATCAATTGCAGGTGTTTCTCCACCATCTTGGCCGCATCGGGACGGTGGAACTTCCGGAAAAAATCGGACCACTCCTCGTGGAACGACTTGTAGGCGTCATAGGCCGAATCGCCGCCCATGGACTCCACGAATCCATCCACGGTGATGTTGGCCTTTTCCAATTGGGGCTTGACGATCTGGTAGATCACGTCGAACAGCAAACTGGCGTCGCGGCTGAGGATCGAGACCAGCAATGCCTGGCGTCCCTTGAACTTCAGGTCCTTAGCCCGCTGGTCGGCCTTGTCGCCCGGCTTTTCGTGCGGGGCCAGGAGGTCGAGGCCGAGGGCGTCCCGGACCCGGTTCATGGCCCCGATTGTCAGATCTATTTTCCACTCCCGGCCGGCCGTGTCTTTAAAGGCTTTCATATTACTCCGATTCTATATTTCTCGATCGTTAATCGATACAAACGGCGATGGTGGCCACCTTATGCGTTGTAAGCCGCCCCGACTTTGATGGTTTGACCGGTCAGACCGCAGCCGGATACTTTGACCGAGGCCACGGCGCCGCTTATGGGGCTGGCCGACTGTCCGGCCCAACGGAACGATCTATTTTCCGAGAGGACAAGCGGGGCGGCGAGTACGCTGGCCCCCCCGGCGTCCAGCAAATCGATGATGGCTCGCCGATCGATGTCCTGTGCAGGTTGGTTGAGGATTTCAAACAGCAGGATTAGCAACTGCAACCCGCTGGCCGGAAATCCTACCGTATAGGTTAATTGTTGTGAAACGATCACGCTGCTGGCCTGCAATGGCAGATTGTCGCCAGCCCCGCCGTCGAGTGCCAAAGCGGTCCCCGTGACAACCAGATCGAGGCCGTGCCTGGACCCTGCGCCGGCCCCGGAGCCCCAATAAATGTCGACCTTACCGCTAACCAGATTGTGCTGGGCGCTGGCAGCCGTGACTATGCCCGTGTTATCATCGGTCCTCGTGGTAAGCGCCCCAGCATTGCCGACCAGAAAGGGATGCACGGCATCGTCGTGTTTCGCGTCTAATGCCTGGGGGGAATTGGCCTGCAGGGAATAGTTGCAATTGAACCCTACTCCCCCGACGGCTTGAATCTCCTGGATATTGTAATCCATGATCATTGTCCTTCAAAAAAGTATTGATGACTTGAAAAATATTAAATATACCGATTTTAGACCGGTACGACGTCGCGATACTCGACCGTGGGCTCCAGGCTCACCGAGATTATTTGTTCTTTTTCCTCGTCCTCGTCGCGTTCGAACTTGGTGACGTAGAAATCGCCCATGATGCCCTTGCCATTGGCCTTGTCTAAGGACTTGACGGCCAGAGGCGTATCGTTGTCAAACGCCGCTCCAAAGGCCGTGACGTCGGGGTCGTTGTCGTTGTTTACCATCTCGAACTCTATGGAGGCCTTGAGCATGGTTGGTTTTGAGGATTTTGTCTTGGCGCTGTGACGGGAATTATCCCCCATCAATTTTTCGCGGTTGAGCTTCAGCTTGCGGTAGTTGTTGACCGCCGTGGCTGGCACCGTGTTCACGGCCCCGCGGTAGAGTTTTGCGTTTAATCCTACTAAGTCGGACATCATTGACTCCTTATTTCCTGGGAAATTGGTCTCACTTTATGGAATCGGCCCAAAGGCTGGGCAGTTTTTCTTTTTCGGTTTCAAATGCCGGCAGCATAAAGGGCCTGGCCTGTATGCGGATAGTGCGCTTTGTGTTCAGTTTTTTGTTTGAACTTCTACGATATCTGGTAGAAACGACAGATTGACCTCCATACTCCAGTGCCGGCAGAATTGTCGATCCTTCTGCACCTCCCTTGCCTCCTTGGTTCAAAAGTACCGGACCGATCACTACCGACTTTTTGGAGCGATCCAGGCCGAAGAAAATAAAATTACGCAATAATCCGGTGTGGCTACTGGGTGGTTGACCGGGCGCAGAAGGTTTCTTTCGCTTGCGGATGCTCGTTTTTGCGCGCTGACGGACAAAGGCCCCAAATTTGGAAAATACACCCAGTGTGGCCTTGTCAGCGGCCCTAATCACTTTTTTACGGTCAAAAAACATGCCTTTGGCCGCTTCGAATTTTAGCTTGAAGTCCATCATCGGATTTTATAGGTAATTCGCACGATCCCCGTGAAACATTGAAATTTGTCGAGATGCTCTACGGCGTAGCCGGCCTCGGCGCCGGCAATCGTCTCGCTTTTCATCCACTGAGCATTCTGCATGGCTGGCAATTCAAGAAACTCCAAAAAGGTATCAATCTCTTCCTGGAGAGTCAGCAAACTGTCGGTCAGGGTATCGTTCTGCGCACTGATTTGTTGTTGCACGCAGACATCCACTGCAACCGTTCGACCGGTCCTATTATGGCCTATAATCTCCTTATCCATTCGCACTGGGACTATCGACACGTGTAAAGTTTTCAATTCCTCCAGCTTATACATCGGCTGGTAGGTCCGTTGGGACGTGAAAGCCTGGCTAAACGTGGCCGCGTTCAGCGTCTCGGCTATGGCGTCGGATATTTGAATAAAGGTTGCGGTCATGTGACTCGTTTCGTGTTAACCAGGATCAAGCATCCCAATGGATCTAGCCTTTGCCAGCATTGCTGGGAACCGAGTTGCATTACCTGGTAGATCTCCGGCTCGTTGGGTCGATGTTGTAAACGGACGATTCTGTCACCAGGCTCCGGTTCCATTATTTTGCCGTCAATGATCAGATCTTCGGCGGCGAATTTCCAATCCAAGCCGTCATACACGATCTGTATCTCGCCCGGGCCGCTCTCGATCTCATATTCCGGTTTGCTGGCAATGGCCAGAATTTTCACCCGTTGCGAACCGCGCTCATAAACGATTGGCTCGGACAGGTCATTCCGCAGAGTGTCAACCAAAGATTGCACGGCTTCGGTCAGGATATTGTTCACTTTGCAGATCCTCGCGTCAAATGTGGCGATGGTCGACCGCGATCGGCCATCGCCATTAATATCGTACTCGCCTGGCCTAGCCCTATGCAGCGAGCGTGCAGCCGTCGTTACGCAACACGCGCCAGCGCATGGTGGCCCCGACCTCGATTGCTTCCAAAAGGATGCAATCGCCGGCGTCATTCAGCGTGATGTGGGTATTGCCGGCCTGGTTGATGCCGGTGGCGCAGGTGATAACACAATCGCCGCCATCCGTTTTCATTTGGATAGAGAGCAATTGTCCCAAAATCGTAGGCGCTGCGAGGGTCCTGGTCTCGCCGCCGATGGTGGTGGTAACAATCGGGCATCGCCCGCTGTCCGTCACCGGGATCGCTCCTGCATCGCCCGGGTCGGCGATCGGATTTTGCAACAGCGTTTGGATGGTATTGGTAACCGACGTGACGTGAATCTTCTTGACGCGGACAACGGCGTCGCCGGCCAAAGCGGCCTTGACGCATTTGCCGGCCAAAACGCCACTGCCGGAAGTCGTGTTGGCCGCTCCGGTTCCGGCCGTACCACCCACCGGATTGCCGGCGGCGTGCCAATACACCAATTCCCGGTCGTTGATGGCCCCGGAGTCCTTGACCAGGTCAAAAACGCCTTCATCAAACAGGGCGCCCAGTTCGTTGGCCGCGATGTCATTTTTGGCAAAACCCAGGTCGGTACCCACGACGATCACCGAACCTCCGGTAACCGCGCTTGAAGGCGTATAGTCCAGGCTTTCATCGTCCTGGACGTAACGGGCTTGAAAATCTTGTCCCATGGTTTATTTCCTTTTTCTAAAAGTTACGTGATTTTTAAGTACCAATCTGCCCCATTTTTATTTATTCCAAACGAGGCCTATGCCTCGCCCTTGTTCTTCTGGCCTCCCCTGGGATCGCCGAGTGCCACGCCGAAATCCACAAATCCGCGGAACTGGATACCGAGATTAGAAAAGTCGGCTTCGGCCCGTTCCACTGTGGGTTGTTGCTGGCCGTTTAAAAACCCGACTTCGGCCGCGGCTAAGACCTCCGGATCCGCGAACAGGTACCAGGCCTTGGCGCTGTAGCCAGTCATGGTGGCGTTGTCCAGATAGACCGAAGACACGGGCTGCAGTTTACCAGCCATAACATTGTCGGCCGGAGCCATCACGCTCTTGCTGCCGGTGGTGGCGATGGCGGCGATCA